CTAGTGCCAGACGCATTGAAGGTTTCCATGAACTCGATGGGTTGGAGTTTCTGGCACGGGTAGATATCGAAAAGGATGCCAAAGGTGAAGATCGCAATGTAGTAAAACTTGCGATCGAGCCTGATCATCCTGACTACGCCAAGCTGATGGGTGTACCGCCCAAATCCAATATCGGTGGTGGCAGCTCCAGCACGCCGGCACAAACTGCACCGGTCTACCCCTCGCCTACCCCGCAGCGCTCACCCGCCACCGGTAAACCGGCTTGGGCACAGTAAAGGAGGCAATCATGAATATAAAGACTCTTACTGTCAGCCACTACGGAGTGGTGCGCTTTGGCGATCTGGAATGTGAAGCCGTGGTCCTCGATGGGGGCGAGCGTGGGTACGTTCGTCGCCAACTGGCAAAATTGCTCGGCTTCCACGAGACGCACAAGGGTGGCCGATTCGCCCGTTTTCTGGCCGATTTTGCGCCTAACTCATTGTCTCAATTAGAAAAAACTCGTGAGCCGATTTTGTTGCCATCGGGTCGGCAGGCACAGTTCTTTCCGGCCGGAATCATTGCCGACGTCGCCTCTGCTGTGGTCGATGCTGCCGTCAACGGCACGCTGCACAAGGCTCGACAAGGCATTGCGCCCAACTGCATGAAGATCATGCGGGCGTTAGCCACTACCGGCGAGGTCGCGTTGATCGACGAGGCAACGGGCTACCAGTACCATCGCGCACCGGATGCCTTGCAGGATCTGATTTCCAAGCTGCTGCGCCAATCTTGCGCATCCTGGGAGCGTCGCTTCCACCCGGACTTCTACCGCGCCATTTATCGTTTGTTCGGCTGGAAGTACCTCGGTCACTTGCACAACCCGCCACACGTCGTTGGCCAGATTACACAGCACTGGGTATACGGCCCGGTGTTGCCCGCCGATCTGATCGACGAGATTCGTATGCGCAAAAGCATTTCACACAAGCATCACCAATGGCTTTCTGACCAAGGTCTCGCGCGTTTGGGAACGCAGATTCATGCCGTAACCGCCATTGCGCGCAGTTCGACCAGTTACCGCGATTTCAATCTGCGCTGCGAGGCTGCATTCGCCGGTGGCGCACTGCAACTGAGCTTGCTCGCTGACGAGCTCGAGGAGGTGGCGTGAAATGCTGGATCTGCAAACGACAAGCGCGAGGATTAGGACACACGGATGGCCGCTACCCCATCGCCGATCCCCGGCGCTATCCGCTGGACTGGGTGTTCTGCAGTCGTCGCTGCCAGGACATCTTCCACAAACTGTACGGCAATTGGGCCAACGCTACCAAGTTTGGCAAGGAGGTAGTGATGATCGATGCCTCTAACATGGAAATTGCGGCTATGAAAAAGAGCCTTAAAGCCTTCGGTCAAGCAGCGGAAATGATTGGTTTCGATAAGCCCCTCGGGGCTTATTCAGAAGATGAAGCCTTATTAGTAATCGATGCCATTGTCACCTGCTACACCGATGCGATGATCGATGCGCATGAGGCTACCAAGTTTCCGCCGATACAAGGGCTATCCAAGCCAGTCAGTGACCCCTTTGCTGATCTCCAGAATGATCTGCCATGGGAGGCACAAGCATGATGGATTTCAATTCAACAGCAAGTATCTCTGGTCAAGTAACGGCATTGATCGATGCCGGTATGAAAGAAAAGCATGCTCAGCAGACTGCACGAGAGTATCTGGGTGCATCGCGCTTAGGGGTTGCCTGTGAGCGAGCACTGCAGTACGAATATGTGCAAGCACCGGCCGACCATGGTCGTGAAACCCAAGGCCAGATGCTACGTATCTTCGAGCGTGGCCATATCATGGAAGAGTGCATGGTGCAGTGGTTGCGCGCTGCGGGCTTTGATCTACGCACCCGTAAACCCAACGGAGAGCAGTTCGGTTTCTCTGTGGTGGACGGCCGCTTGCAAGGGCATATCGACGGCGTGATCGTGGATGGTCCCGAAGGCTTTGCCTATCCTGCGCTTTGGGAGAATAAGTGCTTGGGCAACAAATCCTGGCGTGAGCTGGAGAAGAAACAACTCACTGCGGCAAAGCCGGTCTATGCGGCGCAAGTCGCACTCTATCAAGCCTATCTCGAGCTGCATGACCACCCTGCTCTGTTTACGGCACTCAATGCCGACACGATGGAGATCTATTCTGAACTTGTACCGTTTGACGCGAGCCTTGCGCAGCGCATGTCTGATCGGGCGGTGAAGATTATTACAGCGACTGACGCGGGAGAATTGTTGCCGCGCTCAATCAATGATCCAACCCACTTTGAATGCCGCATGTGCGCTTGGCAAGACCGCTGCTGGAGGACTTTAGCATGAATGACAACTTTACCCAAACCCAATCAGATGTAATCGGTGAAACGATGATCGATGCCAAACAGGCTGCGGCCGCTTTACGGCTACCGTACTACTGGTTCGCTGATCACAGTATGCGCGCCAAGTACAGGATTCCCCATTACCTCATGGGTGGCCTGGTTCGCTACCGTTTATCCGAACTCTCCGCTTGGGCTACACATAACCAATCTGCCCAGCAGCGTGAGCAACGGGAAGCTGAAGAATTCTTAGAGGAGGACAAATGATCGACTATAACGAGACATCACTTCCCATCGAAAACCTGAACGCTCAGCGCGATGAAATTCGCGCGGAGTTGCTAGGCCGGCTGGAATCGGTGTTATTGGCAATGTTTCCCGCGGGCAAGAAACGCCGGGGAAGATTCCTGATTGGTGATGTGCTGGGCAGTCCAGGCGACAGCCTGGAAGTCGTGCTCGAAGGCGAGAAATCCGGCTTGTGGACAGATCGTGCCACGGGCGATGGTGGCGATATCTTCGATCTGATCGCAGCGCACCTGGGAGTCAGCATCACCACCGATTTCCCTCGCGTATTAGTACAGGCAATTGATCTACTGGGGCGCGCTCGTCCGATGCCGTTGCGCAAAGATAAAAAAGACGCACCTATTGACGAATTAGGTCCAGTCACAGCCAAATGGGATTACTTTGACGCTAGTGGGAAATTGATCGCGGTTGTCTATCGCTATGATCCACCCGGAGGGAAGAAGCAATTTCGTCCATGGGATGCGAGGCGTCGCAAGACCGCACCGCCTGAGCCCCGGCCCCTTTACAACCAGCCAGGAATTCTTGAAGCTGAACAAGTCATCCTGGTCGAAGGCGAAAAATGTGCTCAAACCTTGATCGATCAGGGTTATGCCGCCACCACCGCAATGCATGGTGCCAATGCACCGGTGGACAGGACCGATTGGTCGCCGCTCGCCGGCAAATCTGTGTTGATCTGGCCAGATCGAGATACACCGGGATGGGATTATGCTGACCGGGCCTCGCAGGCGATCTTGCAAGCCGGTGCGCTGTCGGTGGCCATCTTGATCCCTTCCGTTAATAAACCTGAAGGCTGGGATGCAGCTGACGCCATTGCCGAGGGCTTTGATGTGAGCGGCTTCATCAAAGTGGGCGAGCGAATGCCGATGAGGCGCGCCATCGAGGAGGCAGCGCCATCCGACTTACTGGCTGGTATCGACTGGACTACGGAAGATGGCTTGGCTACTGCCTTCACTCGTTGTTACAGCGAAGATTGGCGTTATTGCGCCCTGTGGGGTAAATGGCTGGTCTGGACAGGTGTGCGCTGGAATGTTGATCAGGTGCTGTATGTGTCACATCTTGCACGAGGTATCTGCCGCGCCGCTTCACGCAAGGCCGGTAGCTCAAGACTCAAGGGCAAGCTGGCCAGTTCAGCAACAATTAATTCGGTCGAGAAGATCGCGCGCTCTGATCCCAAGCATGCCTCCACTGCCGATGAATGGGACGCTGATGTTTGGGCGCTCAATACGCCAGGCGGAGTAGTTGATCTACACACCGGCCGGATGCGCCCGCATCGGCGCGATGACCGGATGACCAAGGTAACCACGGCCACACCGCAGGGAGATAGCCCGACATGGCGTGCCTTCCTTACCGATGTCAGCGGCGGAGATATCGAGCTAACAGCTTACCTGCAAATAATGGTCGGCTACTGCCTGACTGGAATAACCAGCGAGCACGCTCTGTTCTTCCTGTACGGCACAGGAGCCAACGGCAAATCCGTCTTTATCAATGTGCTCACTACCATCTTGGGCGACTACGCGGCCAATGCCCCGATGGACACTTTTATGGAAGCGCGTGGTGATCGGCATCCAACCGATCTGGCAGGCCTACGTGGTGCGCGTTTCGTTTCCAGCATCGAAACCGAGCAAGGGCGGCGTTGGAACGAATCGAAGGTCAAGGCCATCACCGGCGGCGACAAGGTATCTGCACGCTTCATGCGTCAGGATTTCTTCGAGTACGTGCCGCAGTTCAAGCTAGTGATTGCAGGCAACCACAAGCCGTCAATCCGCAATGTGGACGAAGCCATGAAGCGGCGGCTGCATCTGATTCCTTTCACGGTAACCATCCCACCAGAACGGCGTGATGCCAAACTCACTGACAAGTTGCTCAAGGAGCGAGATGGAATTCTTGCTTGGGCTGTTGAGGGCTGCAATCTATGGTTGCGCCAAGGACTGAAACCTCCAGCCAGCGTAGTGTCGGCGACCGAGGAGTATTTCGATGAAGAGGATGCCATCGGTGAATTCCTGGACGAAGAATGCCAGCGCCACCCTCAAGCCCGTGTGTCCGCAGCTGACACATTCCAGCGTTGGCAGGAATGGGCTACCCGACGCGGCGAATACATCGGCACCAGTCGCTGGCTCATGCAGCAGTTATGCAATCGTGGCCACGAGCGCACCCGCTTGCATGGCGGAGTAAAAGGCATTGCGGGTCTCTCACTCAAGCCCAAAGACTATGGTGAGCGACTCCCCTATCGAGATGACTGAGGGTAACGGGTGACCGAAGGTGACCGTTCTATGGATAACTTCTCTTTACACGCGTGTGTGCGCACGTGTAGCAAGAATAGCCATCTACAGGTCACCTTCGGTCACCATATTAAAAATCAAGGAGATAAGAAACATGAGTAAGACAATTCTAGCTCTTGACCTGGGTAGTCAGACCGGATGGGCATTGTCCAGTCGCGACGGCGCCATCACCAGCGGCACTGAGCAGTTCAAACCGCAACGCTTCGAAGGGGGTGGCATGCGTTACCTTCGATTTAAGCGCTGGCTCACTGAAATCAAACAATGCGCAGATGGCATTGACACTGTATTCATGGAAGAGGTACGACGACATGCAGGTGTGGACGCCGCGCACGCTTATGGCGGCTTCCTGGCAACGCTTACCGCATGGTGTGAGCATCACCAGATCCCCTACCAAGGTGTGCCGGTGGGGACGATCAAAAAGCATGCGACCGGCAAAGGCAATGCAGCAAAGGAGCAAATGATCGCTTCCGTATGCGAGCTAGGCCACACCCCTGCTGATGATAACGAAGCCGATGCACTGGCACTGCTGTATTGGGCATTGGAACATGGAGATATCAAATGAACACTACCACATTGATCCCGGTGCTCTCAGGCGCGCTAAACGGTCAAACCGTCCAACTCGTGGATGCGCGTTTGCTACATGAATTCCTGGAATCACGCCAGGGTTTTAGCGATTGGATTAAAAATCGCATTCGCAAGTATGAATTTGAAGAAGGAACTGATTACTTACTCCATAAAATTATGGAGCAAGTCCCACACATGAAAGGGCTGCGATCTCGGACCGTGACAGAATATCAATTGACACTCGACATGGCCAAGGAATTAGCAATGGTTGAGCGCACGCCTCGGGGGCGGCAAGCACGGCGTTACTTTATCGATTGTGAACGACAGTTGAAGGTAATGCGCAATCAGTGTTCCGTAGTGATGACACCAACTTCGGACTATCCGATTGCAATCGATCTGCTCAATGCCGACATACAAGCAATTAACCGACAGGCTTGGGCGGATGTGGCGGGTGAAAACACCGCTCGCTTTCACGCACGACGGGAAGAGTTGCTGCGAAAACAACGCCATCTTCGTAATCGAGCATTAATGCAATTCCATCGCCCTTACTGGGCACGATAAGGAGATAGAGATGAAAATCCCACAACAACACTATCGCTGTCCACTCGGTCGTCTGCAGCCCCACGTGACTGACCTGGAAGCAATCAAGCAAAGTGGCTGGCGTGAGCAGCATATCCTGGTCGTGTCAGCAGACGATGATCGCCTCGACTGGATGGAGCGCGAACTGCTCAAGCGTATTGGCGAGCGCCTGTACGGTGAGAAAGGAGCACATCATGGTTAAATGGACAGCTGAGATCATTGCAGAACGTTTCTCGGAGGCAGCGCAAACAGCAGAGCGCCTGCCACCAGTGCGGGTGCAGGGCTACTTCAACTGCTGGCCAGACATTCAGCGTATGTCGTGGGAGAAGCTTGGTGCCGAGCCGCGGGTGTATCGCTTCCCGCTTGAGCCGGCTGCGATCGACCGCATGCATGAAACCATGCGTTGGGTGATGTGGCTGGAGATAGAGCAACGGCACTTGGTGTGGATGCGCGCCAAGCGCTACAGCTGGCGAGACATCACGAGACACTTTGCTTGCGACCGCACCACGGCGTGGCGACGCTGGCAGCGAGCGCTAGAGGTCGTGGCGGCACAGCTGAATGGAGAGGGCTTGCCAAATTTTGCCAAAGAGACTATGATGAGGCCATGAGTACAATGAACATTTCCCTACCCGAGACGCTCAAGGCCTTTGTCGATGAGCAAGTCAGCCAACGCGGATACGGCACCAGCAGCGAGTATGTGCGCGAACTGATCCGCAAGGATCAGGATCGTCAGCAATTGCGCGGCTTGATGCTGGCGGGCGCCGCCTCGGCACCGACCGCCCCCGCCGATAGCAACTACTTCGATTCGCTGCGAGTACGCGTGAGGAATGCCCGTGAATGAAGGCCAAGCCCGTCATTCCTCGGGCGCTCTCCACGCAGGATGTCGAAGAAGCAATCAACTACTACCTGAGCGAAAATGCCGAGCAGGCTGTGCTCGGCTTCATTGATGCCCTGGAGCAGGCCTACCGCCACATTGGTCGC